AAAAAATAGACATAAACAACATAAAAAGACAAATTATCTCTTTTCCCGCCAGCCGAGCTGTTACGGTAAAGGGGACAAACAAAAGACAAACATGAGATTTCCAGAGTTGTTAAAAGGAAAAAAAAGACAGTTTACGAACAAGATAAGGTCAAACTGAAAATTCCAGATCTCTAAAACATGTGTGTGTATGTAAGTGTAAGACGAGACAAACTATGTGTATAATAGATAAGTCCCTACTTTTTGTGATTTTTATAATATTTATAGAAGATTTTTTGAGAGTTTCTTGCGTGGGTGTGTGACGCAAGGTGTTTATCAGATAAAAAAAGTTTAAAATTCTAAAGAAAAACCCAAGTGGGCTAAAAAATTAAAAATGAATTTTAGAGGCTATACAAATGATGATGATTGTGACATTCTGATATAAGCAGTTTGTCACATTTGTTAAATAAAAGCTCAAGAGCACGATTACTACTCAGTGTTTTTCGCTCGTGTTTGAGTCTTTTTAAAAAAAAAAAATGTGTTAATTGATGAAATTTGTTGAATGAAAACTCAAGAACACGATTACTACTCAGTATTTTTCGCTCGTGTTTGAGATTTTTAAAAAAAAAAAAAAATGTGTTAAGAGCACGATTACTACTATGATTTTTCGCTCGTGTTTAACTGTTGATGAAACCGATGCCCATGGCTTGTTGGAGTGGAGAGCCACTATAGGCAACGGGGGATGAGATTGAATTCATGGTGTTGACAAATTGTCCAGATCTACCTCCTAAATAGTTGAAAGATCGTGTTAAAGGGGATGTGAGATAGGCGAGGGGGACATTGTTGCGCTGGAATGAATCTAATGCGAGATTGCCAAATTTGATTTGTTGGTCAGCCAATTGTGATTGAGATTGGTTTAATTGTGATTGGCTTTGATTTAATGAATTGGTGTATGACATTGAGGCTATTTGGGCATTGGTGAGAGGCTTTTGGAGTTGATCTAAGAGTTGATGTTTAAATAGGAGTGTGGCACCAAATTGGGATGCGTTTTGGCTTTGTTGTGAGAGATTTGTTGCGAAATTAAAGATGTCTCCTAGAAGGTTGGCGCCGGCTCCGGCGGCAGCTCCAGCAGCTTCGGCTGCCATAATGGGGTGATGTTTGAGTCTACGGTGGAGTGTCTAGATTTAATGAATGCTGAGGAGAAATTTCGAATGCCTAAGAAAGTGGATTTGGAGTTGTCTCTGCCGAGATTATCAAATAATGCCTTATAATTAGGTTCGACAGGAACAGGGTCGCGAAAAGAGTCAGCAGAGGTGGAATGATGTGAATCCATGCTCCAAAATTGAATAGGGTCCGAGTAATTTTCCGGTAAGCCAGCTTGGGAAGGGCCAGGAAGAGCATGACTTGGAAGACTACCGTGAATGTGAATAGCTGAAGGATCGTCCATGGGGATGGTCTGGACACTAAAGGACGGGAGAGGATGCTTAACGCTTGTCTGGT